ATATCAGAATCTGGCCAACTCCATGGGATTTGCGATCCGGGATATGGCCGGAAACATCCAATATTCTCCGCTGATGGAGTTCTATCGGAATACGCTGGATAATGCGGTGATCGATATCCAGTCTGGTGCATTTTCCTATCAGACGGTACTTATCCGAACCATTAACGCAATGACCACATCCGGCCTGCGTTGGATTGATTATGATTCGGGTCATCACAATCGGGTGGATGTAGCCGCTAGACGAGCCGTTATGACCGGTTTCCGGCAGGTGCAGGGGAAAATCAACGAGCAGGTGGCGGCAGATCTCGGAACAGACAGTTATGAGGTTACCTATCATGTGGGGGCCCGTCCGACTCACCAACCATGGCAGGGGCGAGTCTGGACGATGCAGCAGCTGATTGATGGGTGTGGACTTGGAGACGTTACTGGCCTTCATGGTGCCAACTGCTATCATGACTATAACGCTTTCATACCCGGCATTTCTATCAGAACATATACTGACGAACAGCTGGAACAGATGATCGCAGAGGAAAACACACCAAAGACTTATCTGGGCAAGGAATACACCACCTACGAGGCCTTGCAGCAGCAGAGGAAAATGGAAACTGCGATGCGGAAGTATCGGATGGATATCCATTTGCTGGAAGAAGGCAAGGCGGATGAGCGCGAGATTGTACTGAAAAAAGCAAAGTATCAGGGAAAAATGAAGGAATACAAGGCATTTTCCAAGGCAATGAATCTCCCGACGCAGAAGGATCGTATTTATCAGGACGGGCTGAAAGGTCGCTTCAGTTTGACGGCGGAGGAAAAGAAACTTCTTGAAAAGATCAGTGATTTTGATATAATGAAATCAGGAGCACGGATTACGAATCTGTACAGCGAAAAGGCAATCAAGTTCGCAGAAATGTATTACAAAGAGATTCGGAGTTTTTCTACTGACGTGAAAAAGATAGCGGCTAATCTGAATAAAACGGAATCTGATATAAGACGCATTAAGGCTTATTTGTTTGAAGATAAATCGCTTTATGATTCTGAGACAGATACATGGAGACCGTTTGATCCGGATTGCGCTATAGCACAGAGCTGGCAGCGGCTCATGCAGGGGACAAATATTAAGCCACATGACCGAACGCTTATTGAGCATGAGATATTTGAACTGGAGATTAAAAGGAATAATCCCGACTTATCGCATCAAGAGGCGCATAGAATGGCGGCTGAAAAGTATAATTACGGAGAGGAGGCGAGTGAGTACTATGGTAATCTTAAAAAACATAAAAAGGACGGAAATTGATATTTCTGCAGACTATTATCCGGAGGGAAAAGAACCGAAAGGCTTTATGAAAATGAGCTTACCTGACGGCGAGGTAATAGAGCATGTTGGAAATGTGTGTTCTATGGCACCTGCTCACGTAAGATACGAACTTGCACGCCTTTCAAAACTGGATAATCCGCCAAAGGAAAAGACAGTGATCTGGTATTGATGCTAAGAGAGCATGGAAAGTTTCTGAATGGGTATAGGGAATGACCGATAAAGAACGATTGTTACAGATAAATTCATATGAAGAATATCTTAAGCGAAGGGAATCTTTTAAGGATCTGAAACCGGACAAAGAGGTGATCGAGCACTTATCGAAGCTTTTCCCTAAAGTATCCGAAACCAAGGAGGAGTTATTTAAAGAGCCTCCATCAAAAAATAGAATTGCCATCAACCGTTAAAGGTTGGTGGTATTTTTATACTCAAAATTGCGCCGGCGCAACAAAGGAGGTGATGCTGGTGATTCGAATTAGAGTGTCTGATAAAGAGATTAACATGGAAGGACATGCTGGATACCACGTTGCGGGACAGGACATTGTTTGTGCGGCAGTCTCTGCACTGACCTGCAATCTGATCAACTCTTTGAGAGAGCTGGCCGGAGCAAAGATTGAGGCAAAGACCGATAGCGGACTGACAATAATCCGATGGGAAGAATTTTCGGAACCCGCGAAGCTCTTGGTTGATTCATGGTTTCTGGGAATGACAGCAATCAGTCAGGAGTATAACTGTATAATTTTTGAGTAAAGGACCCTGTCCGGGTCTTTTTCTATTGTCCAAAACGTGAAGACATGAAAAGCTCGGGAGCCTGTCGAGGCAAAACGGAGGAAAAGGAAATGAAAAAAAGAATCATGAACTTACGGCTCTTTGATGGTGACGGCGGCAATGGCGGCGGAACAGGAGTTGGGACTGGTAACGGCAGCCAGAAGCCAAGTGCCGGGTACACATTTGAACAGGCCGAGGAAATCGCAAACAGCAGAGCTGAGAAAACTTCGAGAGCTGCCCTAGCGGATTTCTACCGCCAGCAGGGGCTGAGCGAACAGGAGATCACATCTGCAATCAACGAGTTTAAGCAGAAACAGAAAGAAAATCAGCCCAATATTTCAGCTGTAGAGAAGGAACGTGATGATGCACGTGCAGAGTTGCAGCAGCTGAAGAATAGTAACCTTCTCAGAGACAAGGGAGTTAAGACCGAGGATATTGATTATGTGATGTTTAAGGTTGAGAAGATGGTAGACGAAAAGACCGACTTCACAAAGGCAGCAGAGAAGTTCCTGAAGGAAAATCCCCGCTTTACTGGAGCTGGCAGCTATCGTGTGTCCACTTCCACCAATTCCGATCAGAATGATTCTGGTGGGAATGTAAACAAAACGATCAACGATTCTATCAGGAGTGCTATCAGAAGATAGCGGAAAGGAAAGAAATATGAATAAGAGATTAATGATGAACCTTAAGATTTTCGATGGCGAGATCATCGACAGAAGTGGTGCGGAGGCACTGATCCCCGTTCAGGAAGCGAACGAGATCATCCAGGGCGTGGTCGCTCAGTCTGCTGTTCTTTCCAGAGGACGCAAGCTGGCAAACATGACCTCCAAGCAGTATAAGATGCCTGTACTGGATATGCTGCCCATTGCCTACTTTGTGAATGGCGATACCGGCCAGAAAAAGACCACTAAGCAGGCATGGGACAAGAAGTTTATTACGGCCGAGGAGATCGCAGTTATCGTGCCTATCCCCGAGTCTGTTCTGGATGACTCTGAGTACGATATCTGGGCGGAGGTTAAGCCCCGCATTGTTGAGGCCTTTGGAAAGGTGATCGACGGTGCTATCCTGTTCAACGTGGACAAACCCAGCACCTGGAGAGATGGCGTTGTTGCCACTGCAACTGCCGCAGGTTCCGTTGTCACCCTGGCAACCGGCGATAATCTGTACGACAAGATCATGGGCGAAGGCGGCTCCATCGCAAAAGTAGAAGATTCCGGCTATTTCGTAAATGGCCATATGGCGGACATTTCCATGAGAGCCAAACTGCGCGGATTGAAGGATGAGATTGGAAATCCCATCTTTAAGAGTGACATGCAGAGCGGCACCAACTATGCCCTGGACGGTTCTCCCATGAACTTCCCCAACAACGGTGCGTTCGACAAGTCTCAGGCGCTGATGATCTCCGGTGATTTCAGCCAGCTGGTATACTCCATTCGCCAGGATATCACCTTTAAGCTGTTCACTGAGGGCGTTGTGCAGAATACTGACGGTTCCATCGCTTACAACCTGATGCAGAATGATATGGTTGCGCTGCGTGCAGTCATGAGACTTGGCTGGGAGATCCCCAACCCCATCAATGCGCTGAAGGCTGACAAGACTCAGCGTTGTCCATTCTCCGTCCTTAAGGCTGGTGAGTGATAAAGATGTACGCTGATTATCCTTACTACTCCTCCGGATATCTGCAGGGGAAATCCCCTGCGGTGCCGGAGACGGAATTCTTGTTCTGGGAGAAGCAGGCGAGACGGGAGATTGATCGGTACACCTTTGAGCGGATTAAGGCTAATAACAGCCTTTTGACCGAAGAAGTGAAAGATTGCACCTGTGCGATTGCAGAACTTCTGTATAAGGCAAATTCGCTGTCTGAGGCGGCTGTGAAAGATGGCGTTGCTGGAGCGATGACCAGCTACTCCAACGATGGACAGTCAGCGTCATTTGATGTCAGCCAGTCCATCTACACCGAGAAAGGCAAGAGGGCGGAGATTCATCGCCTGGTTTTGCTCTATCTGGGAAGCACCGGCCTTCTTTATGCCGGTATCGGGAGGTGCTGCTGTTGAACCCGAACTATATTCACACGATCACATTGTTCAGAAATCAGAATGGGGCATGGTCCAAGACTGTGCTCCATAATTGTTTCTGGAAAGCCGGTATTGCTGTGACGCAGAACGGAACACAGGCATCTCAAGCCAATACCTACACGGTGAGGATCCCGCTTGCGGTTGCTGGCGATAATTTCTCGGTGCGCACCGATGATATTGTGGTGCTGGGCGAGTGTCCGGACACGATTACGAAGAAAACGCCAGATACGGCAGCAGAAGTGCTGCAGCGCAATAAACCGAACGCCTTTAAGGTGACGGCGTTTACGGACAATACGTCACATCGGATGGATAAGCATTATAGGTTAGGTGGTTGAGATGAAAATCACGCGAGTGGATTTCGAGTGGAAGAAAAAGCCGGATAAAATCGTCAAAGAGATCATCAATGATGATTTGCATCTCTTTCTGGCCAACGAAATGAAACGCTTCATGAACCCATATGTACCAGCGCAAAACCTGGTACTTGCCCAGAATGTGAGTATTTACACGGAGGGCGATGTTGGAGTTGTAGAATACCGCTCCCCTTATGCGCATTACCAATACGCCGGAGAACTGTATGTTTCATCAAAAACGGGCAGTCCTTTTGCGAGCGAAGGTGAGTATAAGGTCCCCACGGGAGAAAGTCTGGAGTACAGCAAATTCCGACATCCTCTTGCGACGTCGCAATGGGACAAGGCCATGTTGACTGCGCGAGGCGATGATCTGACCAGAACAATGCAGAACTATGTGAAGCGAGGTAAGAAATGACAAAGCATGACGCAATGAAAGCCTTCTTCGAGCCGAAGGTGCAGGAACTGGCGGGATCAGTGCTGGGATTCAACTTCTCTTCGGAGTTGATGAATAACATCTCGTTTGTGACGAACTACTTGGACAAGGTGAGGAAAAAATATATCTATGGCGCAGAGAAAGAGTATGGCTTTACGATTATTATCACAAAGCCCTACTCCACTGATACCGACGATTTGAACCTGGAAGCCATGAATTTTGCGCAGGCTTTCATGGATTGGCTGGATGAGCAGAACCAGCTGAAAAACTATCCGGAGTTTCCGGAGAACTGCCAGATTAAGAAGATGGAAAATCTCCAGAATATGCCGAATCTGGCAGGAGTCAACGCACAGGCAGGGCTTGCACGGTATATGGTCCAGTGCAGGTTAATTTATTTTGAGAAAGGAGAAATGAGATGAAGTTAAGTGAACTGATGCAGGGAAAAGAACCGAATGCGAATTATGAGGGATGGGTAACCAATGATGATTTTGTACTTGCGATCAACCTGACCCCCGGCGCTGAGGGAACCAAGGAAACAGATTACGGTGTAGTGCAGATGGGCATTGAGGGTCTTGATGCACAGCTGAATCCGATCACTGTAGAAAAAACCTATATCCGCGCGGGTCAGTCTACTATGAGAACCGGAAACCAACGTTCTTTCTCTGTGACGGGAGATCGTTATGTTGGCGATGAAGTGCAGGATTACATTTTCAGCCATGCTATCAAGTATGGTACCGGTAACGCGGTAATTACTGATTATGTGTATTTTAACATTCTCAACGGTAAGGGCGAGAAGGGAAAAGTGTCTATCATCATCAATTCTGACGGAGGCGGTAATGCCGGAGAGAATGCTGGCATTGATGTAGAACTGCGTAAGGTTGGAGATGTTCCCGCTGAGTATACCTACGCCGCAGCGTAAGGAGGTAAGTTATGCAGATCAATGGTAAAGAAATCAAATTCAATATCATGAAGAAATCTGATGCTAAGCAGTACGAAGCTGCACTTAAGACCATGGAGAGGCATGAGCAGGCAATCAAGGATAAAATGGCATCTGGCCAGAATGACCTTCCTTCTGTTCTGGACGAGTTTATCGATATGTTCCATGAGTTCTTTGTCATCGCGACCTTTGTCGATATTGTGGGTGACTGCGATGATGCAGTGGAGGTGAGAGCGATGTATGAAGTATTTCTCGCAGAGCTCGCAAAGCAGAAAAAGAACTTTCTGTCAGTGAGCAGTTTGTCCAGAATCAAATG